TCTAGGCCCTTATCGTGGCAGCTATCGTGCAGACGTTTACAAGGACGATATCCCAAGCGAAGAGGCTACCCTAGAAGAAGGTGAAATTGAAAACGAGGTTATGGATGATGAAACTATTTCCGTCTCTACAGAGATAAAGACGGAAGAGCATGACTACAAGAAACGCTACGATGATCTCAAGAAGCACTACGACTCCAAACTCCATGAATGGAAGATGGAACGTGAGACGCTTCTTACTCAACCTCAACAGCAGGAAGAGTATGAGGACGATGCAGACATTGCATCTTTCAAAGAGAACTATCCTGACGTTTACAATGTAGTAGAAAGCCTAGCTTCTAAAAATGCTACAAAAGAAGTTCAAGAACTTAAACAAGAGATTGAGCGTCTTTCTAAAAAAGAAGAGCAGCTACAGGCTAAAAGTGCTTACCAAGAACTACTAGCCCTGCACCCAGACTTCTCTGATATCAAGAAGTCAGACCAGTTTAAAGAATGGTTGGGCAAGCAGCCACCTAGTATCGCGGATGGTATTACCAAAAATAACAGCGATGTTCAGTACGCTTCTCGCGTTCTAGATTTGTACAAAGCAGACACTGCTAGTACAAAGAAACCCAGAGGGCGTCCCTCTAAAAAACAGTTAGCTGCTGCTGCAGAGGCTGTTACTAGGACTACCCCTGTTAACGTCTCTACTAATAGCGATGCTAATAAAAAAGTATGGACGACCTCAGAGATACGTAAACTCAAACCGCAGGAGTTTGACAAGCTTGAAGCAGAGCTTGATTTGGCGAATGCGGAGGGACGTATCGTAAATGGCTAAACTTATAGAGAAAGGTTAAGGAAATGGCTATTGGTGTATCCTCCGGTTATGGCAACCTGCCGTCCGGTAATTTCCAAGCCGAAATCTATAGCCAGAAGGTTCTTAAATTTTTCCGCCGTGCGTCAGTTGTTGAAGACATCACGAACACTGACTACGCCGGGGAGATTGAGAACTATGGTGACACGGTTCGTATTATTAAAGAACCGACTGTTTCCATCTCAGCGTACACCCGTGGTGCTGTGGTTACTCCGCAGGACTTGGCTGACGACGAGATTACTCTGGAAGTAGATCAGGCTCAGGCGTTTGCGTTCAAAGTCGATGATATCGAAGAACGCCAATCGCATGTTAACTTTGAGGCGATGGCTACCTCTTCAGGTGCTTTCTCCTTGAAGCGTAACTACGACAAAAACGTGCTTCAGGCTATGCTTGATGGCGCGGGTATCAAAGGTGCTTCCGGTTCGGTTGAAACGGACTCTAACCTTGGTACTTCTGGTACTCCTGTTACTGTTGCAGGTTCTGATGCCGGTGATGACGTTGTAAACCTAATGGCTCTTATGGCTCGTAAGCTCGATGAGCAGGACGTTCCTGAAGAGAACCGTTGGTTTGTAGCGCCCCCGCGTGTCTATGAAAACCTGTACAAAGCAGGTGCGAAGATCGTTGAAGTTCAGGTTACGGGCGATGATACGTCGCCGCTCCGTAATGGTCTGGTGACGAACCAGAAGATTATGGGCTTCACGCTCTACAAATCCAATGCTCTGCGGCAGTCGGCTGATGCTACGACGACCACGGACATGGTTTCGGTTTCCGGCGTTGGAACGGGTGAGAACGTGGTTCTCGCCGGTCATATCTCCGCTTGTGCAACCGCTAACTCAATTGCTAAGACCGAAGTGATTCGCGACCCCGATTCGTTTGCTGACGTTGTTCGTGGTCTTCATGTGTATGGACGTAAAGTCCTGCGCCCCGAATCGCTTGTTCTCGGCATTGTAGACTACAGCTAAGGGAGGGATGAATCATGGCTACTTTTGATCGTACCATCAATGGCGGTGGAACCGTTGGTCATCCTTCGCGGATGCCCTCTCCTTATGTGGTCACTTCGCAGGTCCACGATACTGCCGATGGCGGTGCAGGTGGAGACATCATCCAGTTGGTTGATGTTCCTGCGGATACCATGATTGTTGCCGGTGCGCTTGAAGTTCTTGAAGCGCGTGGCAATGCTCAGATCACTTTGGACGTTGGTGTAACTGGTGGTGACGTAGACTGTTTTGTTGACGGTTCTGTGCTTGCTGCTGGCTTTACGCCGTTCCTTGAAGCCGCTGTTGGCGCTTCTGGTTCCAACGCACGTATCTTTACCAGTGCTGACACGATTGATGCCCTCGTCATTGATGCTGGCTCAACGGGTGAAAGTGCTGCTCGTTTCCGCGTTCACGTTTGCATGGTTGACATTTCGCGCAACCCGCTGACGGAAGCGGCTACGACCTCTTCGGGTACGTAATTGCACTAAAGGTTTCTGTGGGGTTCCTTTCAAAAACCCCACCCTTCTTGCTTTGATGTGAACTGACGGAGGTATACATGTTTATCAAGCTACTCAATGAAGATGAAGTAAATTTTTGTCTGGACAAGATTGACCAGAACACGTTTAAGAACGGGGAAGATACTGCTCCTGATCTAGAGGACATAAAAAGTAACAAAGAATCTAAAGGTGTCCCAGACGAGGTAAGGAAGCTAATTACAGATAAGCTGTACGATACGCACTACATAGACAGCGTGTATTGTCCTACCAGAGTATCAGTAAATTTTTATAACAAATACCTTGAAGGTGATTACTACGATTTGCATGTAGACGCTTTCAAAGCGCAGCCAAAATCAAACAATGTATTTTTTGACTACGGCTGGAGCATAAATCTAACGGACGACTACGAAGGGGGAGAATTTACTTTAGCCACGCCGGTAGGAAGAATAGGTAAAAAACTAAACGCAGGTGAAGCTGTGATCTTTCCTATCATCTACCCGCACGGTGTGGAGAAAGTTACTAAGGGATTTAGGCAGAACATAGTTGGATGGATGTCTTCTAATGTGTCGTATGAACAGTCTTTTATTCTTCAGAACGTGTATGAAGTAAATGCGTATCTGATGAAAGCTCAAAAGGACATGTTTACAAAATCAACACTGGTTCAGACATATTTAAAGAAGGCTTGGGGAATGTAGGATGAAGTTTCTTTTAGCAGCGGCAGTTTTATTTATAGCGCCAACCTTTAGTCAAGCACAAGAGTTTAGCAATCTGTGCTTTCCAATTGGCACACTTAAATCTCAAGCTGCAAAACACGGAGAGTATCCTGCGTTCTCATTTAGGGACATTCAGTATAGTATTACTTTTACCCTGTATATAAATCCTGTTAGTGGGTCTTACACAATGCTAGGCGTATCTGACATAAATCCTGAAATAGAGTGTGTAGCATCTGTGGGCGCAGACTTTAGACCTATAATAGATAAAATTAAAGGAATAGATTCTTGACTTCAACTCTATCAAGAGCCGTAAGACTTAGAAATGCTGCTGTTGCTCTTAGCAGCACAAGTCAGACGACCGTGTATACAGTTCCTGCAGGTCATGATGCTGTTTTAAAAACTATACAGATTTGTGAAACTTCAGGCAACGCTACGCCTGTAACCTTAGAGTTTACAGATGCAAGTGCTAGTGCAACTTTTAAATTACTAGGCAGTAAAAGTATTGCAGCAAATGATCACCTGCTTTTGCTGTTGGAATTAAATCTCAACGAAGGGGATGCTATTAAGTTAACTGCAGGAACCGCTAATCGACTAGAGGCGGTGTTAACAATTGACGAACTCTTCTTAGCAAATCAGGCGTAGATAATCATGAATTATGTAGAACTAATTAACGCTGTGCTTTTCGATCTTAACGAAACCACGATTGCAGAGACTGCTGCTGGTCTGTCTGGAACACGGGGCGTACAGACGACAGTTAAAAAGGACATAAACAGAGCTATACGAGACATCGAGGCTGAATACATGCAATGGCCTTGGAACTTTCTTAGCGCACGTTACACACTGTTTGGTGGCCGAGGCAAGTACACATACCCCATAAAGGTAGAGGTGTCTAGCGTTGGTGGGGGCTTTACTCCTAATGAAATGATCACAGGCGGCACCTCATCTGCAAAGGGTATCCTGCGTAGGGTGCCACCTCACGGCGGTCATGCTGATGAGCAATTTATGCTTATTGAGCCTATTGAAGGCACGTTTCAATCTTCAGAAACTCTTACAGGTGTATCTTCCACGTTTACAGCTACGTCAGGAGACATAACATTCTGCACTGATGTGGACTACGACACATTCTTTTTACGTCCACAGAACCTGATTAGGCAGGGCGACTTTGACAAGACCTTTACTCTAGGTTCGTACTGGGATAGCAGAAGCTCTGACCCTGCAGGAACAAGCACCTCTGGCACCCCCGCACTAAGTAACTCTGTGAGCGGCAGAACTTATGCGGCGGGTGTTTTGCGTTTGAACGCTGGTTGTGTAGATCAAGCACTGCCCACTGTTGAAAACAGAGTGTATAGAGTTACTGCAAGGATTGCATCTGGCACTATCTCATCAACATCAGAAACACTGAACGTGTTTGCAGGTTCTAGCAGTGACAAGGACTCTGACCTATCAACTACGTTTACCATAGACAATGTTGGTAATGGTGAAATTAAGACGGCTACATTTACTGCATCAACGCAGCAAACTTTTATTAGCCTTAGCAATACTGCATCAACAAACTTGGACATAGACTTTGTTGAGGTGTTTGAGGATGATGCCCCTGCAAAAACTCTAAAGTACAAGTCAGTTGATGAGTATCATGAGGGTAGAGGTCGTTATCACACATCATACAGAGAAAATGAGTTCTTAGCCCTTAACTCACCTGATGATGGGTTTACCACTCCTGAGTGTGTATATCGTGTTAGAAATGACAACGCATTTGGTATTACCCCTATACCTGAAAATACGCAGTATGAAGTTGAGTTTGACTTCTACGATTCATCTCCAGAATTAACTGTGTTTACAGACAAACCAAAAATACCAGCACGCTATCATGACGTAATTGTAGCGCGTGTAAAATACTTTGTTCACATACTGCGTGGTAA